CATCACTAGACACTAGCTGGTTAACTGTTGCTGAGGACTGCCCAAACAACTCCGGTGACTGCCACACACCACTCCCCGCTCCATCTGATACATACACTAAGTCTGCCGCCGCAGAAGCCACACCTTTGGGCTCATGAAGACTAGCCCCAGTCAATACATTATGCTCTGCCATGCTAATCTCCTAATTTGGAAGAAGGAGCCCGAAGGCCCCCTCTAAGGGTTACAAGTTAATGTAACGTACAACTAGTCGTGCTCTACCTGCTGTCGCTGTAGCTGTAGGTGATGTTCCACCTAATGCCACGCCTACAACTGTGTCAGCTGCAAGGGACGCTGCCCATGTGCCAGTTAGAGAGGCTGTGATGTCCTCTGTACCAACTGCCTCTGCGGTTGCCTCGTCTACCTCACAACCGTTAGTTCCTTCAGAAGCTGAAGTACCAACCACGATAGCTGGAGATGTTCCACCTAAAATGAAGGCTTCACTAACATCAACGAAAGCTTCAACTGGCAATGAACCAGCTGGAAGAACCACTTCTGGACGGAAAGAGCTGTTAAGCATCTCCCCAGTGATGTTGATTGACAACTCACTAAAAGCTCCCTCAGACTTGATAGTGCCAATAGCACCACCAATTGTCCGTGCTCCGTAGTGGTTGCTTACCCCAATACCTGTATTCGACTCGTAAGACATTTATGCCTCCTTATTAGTAGTTAACTGCTGAAGTGATGATAACGCCTAGTGTGTCAACTCGCTGTACACCAACACCAAAGCGGGCACGAGAGACAAACTCATCTCGCCCTTTATCCTTATTTCTTTCCCCTTCAACCTTAGGGTGTCTACGCCATGCAGCCATAACAGGCTTAGTCTGGTCAGACAGTACACACATAGCAATGTTAGCTACAGCACTTGACACAGAAGTTGTACCATCACTGAATGTACCAGTAGGTAGGCGGTTAGACAAGATAATGTCAAAGCCATAGATGTTCATGATGAAGCTCATGTCACTAGACAAGCCCTTCTCCAAGATATCCTTACCGAAAGGTGAAACATCGCTAGTGATGTTAACTAGGTTGATTAGTGTAGTTTCAACCACAGGGTCAACCAAGAAGATTCGACCAGCTCGTGGAACCTTAGCCTTGTCCATAGATAGGCGCATAGCAGACAACTGCCCAAGGGCAAATACGTTATCAGTCTCAGCTGAAGCTACACGGTGAGGGAAACCATTGATGTTATTAGCATCAGCATCAGTCTGACCAGCGTTAGCTGCTTCTAAGATGCGAGTCTCAAAGAACTCTTGGTAAGCCCGGGTCTCTTCAACACCTTGCTCTGTAACTAGCTGGTCAACCTGATTACCATCTTCACGAAGGTTGTCAGTGATGTACCAAGCATTACCAACCTCATCAGTCATCTGGAAGATAACCTCACCAGTCTCAATTGGGTTGTAGTTTAGAGGTGTGTCTTCTGAAGCCTCTTGCAAGGTTACAGTACCGATAGACTTAATGTTAAGCTGCTCACCGTGCATAAAGTCTGCTACGTTACGATAGAATTGCTCACCTAGCATACCATCATGTAGGTTACGAAGAATGAAGCTAGAAGTTACTTCTGCCTCAATGAACGAGTTTGTGTTAGTTGTTAACTGCATTTACATCTCCTTAGGTTTGTACATCAAATTTCTTATACACTTCTGCCTTCACTTGTTTCATATAAGCCAATTGGTCTTTGTAGTTTCCACCACGCAACAAACTTACTGTTGGCATGACTTCCTCATTGCTGTTAGGCTGACCCAGTGGAATTGAAACTGAAGATTGGACTTGTTGAACCTCTGCTTTAGCTGCCCCAAACATTTGAATAACTGCTTGTGGGCTTTGTTGAGCAAGTTGCTGGATAGCTTCTACAGACATACCAAGCTCACTAGCCTTCAACTTGAGGGCTTCTGGGGCTTTATCTCCAAACTTATCCATTAACGACTTACTCACAGATGACTCATTGGCCTCAGCAACACTACGCTGCTTCTCCAAATTGGAGTGGTCACTCATCATCTTCATAACAGCTTGCTCATCAAGTGGTGCGATAGTGGCTGGTTGTACAACCTCTGGAGCTTGTCCTTGACTAGCAGTGAACTTTCCTACAACCTCGTCCAAGGTGGTGGACTTAGACAACTGTTCCTTTAAAGCTGCAATCTCCTCGTCCTTAGCTGAAAGCTGGGACTTAATCTCAGGGATGTACTTTTGGGAATGTTGTAAAGCCTCTAACGCCTTGGGCACTGAGTCATACTTAACTTCACCTGAATCATTCTTAATCATATTCAATTGGTCATTGAACAAACTAGGAGTTTCAGTCTGCGTGGGTGTAGCTGGTGCTACTACTACTGCTTCTTCTGTTTTAGTAAATAAAGACTGGTCTGTCATTTATTGTTCTCTTCTATTAGTGATTGGATTTCTTTTAAGGCTCTCTGGTAGCCTATAGTGTCTGATTGGAGCAAGTGCCAGTTGGGGCAGTCATAGTCCTCTCTACTGAGCTTAAAAGCCGCTGTAGCCTTACTGCTGCACAAACTGTGCAACCTTCTCCTTAGGAGGGCTGAAGAAGAGAAGGCTTGTGCCATCTCCTGCTTAGCTTCTCCTTCTAAACCTTTTAACCAAATACTCTTCACTCAATCTCCTCCTCTGGTAGGCTGCCTTCTGCTGGTGTACCTTGCTCTACTTCTAAGTCCTCTTGAGCTTGGTTAACAACTCTGCTGGTCTCTTGCTGCTCAAATATGGCAACGTTAGGCTCAAAGATGTTATAACCATTTAACCCTGTCACATCCTCTATATAGTTGGTAAGCTCTTTAGCTGATGTGTGAGGAGCAATCATGGCCCCTATGGGAGAGTTGAAGACACCTATTAGGTTCTGTAGGTCTTGAGCTTGTTTGGCGAAGTGACGAGCCCCTATGGGCCGTATAACACCATTAGCTGTTATGTCTTCCTTGGTTATAGTCATAAACTCTACAGCTCCATTATCCTTATCAACTACACGGATAACATCAGCTTGGTCTAGGTTTCTCACAGCAGTCTCTAACATACCGTTAAGTAGAGGCTCAGACTGGTTAATCTCAAAGTTTGTAAGCTTCTCTTGGAATATACGTCTAGCAGCATTACCAAGCTCTCCAACCTCAAAGGCGGTCTTCTCACCCGGTGTCCTTATGCCCATTGCTTCTCTAGGGGCTCCAGCCATCAACTCCATCTGCTCTTGCAATCTCTGTATGTCACTAGTGGCTGCATAGATGCCTGACAAATCCACCTTGACTGGGGAGATGGAGCCACCTTCATCAAAATGTATCTCAACACCCGGCCCCCACTGAAACTCCTCTACCTCACCTTCTATTGCTAGGGGTAGGTGGACAGACAAGTCTAAGGCATCTGCCTTGAGGTTTTCTAAGTGGTCAATCCTGTATTGCATACCAACTAGGTTCTCAAGAGGGCCCATGCTCCAAGAGTTGTCTGGTCGCTCTCTCCAGCCTGCCTTGTAGATTGGGGCTCTTCCATTCCAAGAAGGGTTGGTTACCTCCCTAACCATGTGTGTTCTGTCAGCAATGGTGATAACTACGTCAGTCTTAAGCTCTCCATTTGTCTGGTCATGGTAATCACCATAGAACTCAAGTATCTCCACATAGTCACTCATGTAATACTCATAGAGACTACCAAACCCATCCATTGTATAGGCCTCAGCCTTGGAGAAGTCTTCTGAGGTGTAACCCCCAAACTTAACCCTGTGCCGTCTCTCTATCAACTCTTCCCAGAAGGTCTGGTCTGGGTTGTCAATAACCATCTTCTTAATCTCACCAATGGTCTTAACACTTCTAACAATCTTATATGTCTGGTCAAAGTTGGCTAGTGGGTTGAACACAATGTCCAAGGGGCTTATCCGTACAGCCTTAGGGCCTATGTAGTCAACTATCTTCTCCCCATTAGGCATTGTCTTATACCGTGCCTCAAAGGAGGGCATAGAGAAGCAATTGCCATAATCTATGTAGTCATAGACTAGCTTAGCCACCTCAGTCCTGTAACCACCTTCCCTAACCTTATTGGACATGTAAGTCTCAATAATCTCAGACTTCTTTCGTGTGGCAGCCTCAGCACTATAAGCCTCCCACTTCATCCAGTCATCATTAGGGAATAGCCCACTTATGTAGTTGGAGAACAAGTTGTCTCTAATCTGACATATCTGTGGTAGGGTGGTTGTGTTCTGCCAAGGCAGGGAGCTATTGGAGGTTGTGGTTGTATCTGTGGCAAATATGTAGTTCCTAAGCTCCAACCACTTAGCCACTTGGTCTGCCCTCTGGTTGTTAAACTTAGTCCACAAGGAGACAATCCATGTAGCTGGTTCGTCCTGCTTGGTTAGGCCTTCAATCTCTGCAATTTTATCCGACAACGTAACCTCCTGAAATTAGATGACTTGCGTACTTGTACAAAGCTTCGGACAACTTCGGACACACCTGCTTGCCTGCTGCCTCCTTCACCACTCTAGCCTTGCCTTTCCTGTAAGCCTCGCGTGCATCTTCTTCCCTCTTGTACATACCTAAGTGAATACTCTTCCCCTCTGACACAAATCTAGCCCTCCACGTACAAGACTCCTTAATGAAGGTTAGTCCTGAGTAAGACTTGCTACACTTGGTTAAGAGGTTATTTATAGCTGAGGTGACAAATGTGCATGTGTGTGGGCCATACTCCTTATTACCGGGGACTAGTAAGTCTTTATCAAGGGCAAGTCCCTCCCAATCCTGCTGCTCCATCCACCCCCTGAAGGTGCTAAAAGTTAGCCATTCAGTACAGACTGACGCCCCCTTGTATGTAGGTTGATTTTTTTGGTAGTTAGTCGAGTAGCACCTAGCCAGCATACTAGTCCACTTAGCATGGAACGGACAACGCCTCATTACACCATCAACAGACATCCTGACGTTGTAGTCAGCATCATTTGTTCCCACACCAAAGACCAGCTTACGGCCACTCAGAGACTGGGCGCTAGCCTTAACTTCCTCAAAATCCGACATACTTTAGCTCCTGTTTTGCCACCCACCAAACCGTGAGGAGCTTTTAGCGTTCAATCCATACATAGCTTGCTTAGACTCACCACTACTACCCCTCTCCTTAGGTTTAATAGCTATGCCAACTGAAGAGGCTAGTGCATCCTTTAAATCATCATGTGGGGGCCTAGCCTGCACTAACTCATCCTCGAGCTGTGAAGTCCATCCACCCTCTAAGTGCCACATCTTGCCACCTTCATACCTATGCTCCAACGTTGCCTGTATACGCTCCTCCTTGGAGCCTTCAGTACGTGTGGGCCTATACTCATCAATAGGCAGGGACAAGCCCTCATCACTCAGGTGGTCTTTAATGCTATTCACAATTACTTGCTGGGCCACTGAAACCTCAGCTCTAAGCTTCTTGAAGCCCCACTTGCTATGCAACACTGTTATATGTTGGAAGTATTCATAAGTCTTACTAGACCTGAACCTATCCATCTCTAACAAGTATATGTTACCTAAGCTGTCAATCCCAATAACCACTATGGCTGTATAATCCGCTTTAGAGGACAAGCTGTATGCAAAGTCAACCGCGGCATAGACATTAAGCTTCCTGCCATTGAGCCTCCACTTACCACCCTCTCTA